TTATTTAGTTTGGCAAATGTAGGAGAAGGCGGGTTTAGTTATTCAGGCAGCAGTTTAAAACAAAGGCATACAGTAATAAATGTTAGCTATTTCAATATGGATAGCAGAGAGATAGATTATGAAGTTGTAGAAGATACAACTGCACAAAATAAATTAGGAGTAATAAAGAAGGATGTAAAAGCTTTTGCCTGTACTTCTCGTGGTCAAGCTCAAAGATTAGGTAAAGCGATACTATTCAGTGAACAACAGGAAACCGAGGTAGTTAATTTTACAACATCAATAGATGCTGGAGCGATTGTAAGACCTGGATCTGTTATTTCTGTCAATGATCCAGTTAGAAGTGAGAAGCGAAGAAGTGGTCGTATAAAATCTGCTACAACCACTTCTATAACAGTAGATAACATAAAGGATCTTGATACTTTTACAGGCACAAATAAAAAATGCAGTGTAATATTACCAGATGGATCAGTAGAAACAAAAAATATACTCAGTGTTGTAAGTGGAGTAATTAGTTTAGATTCTGCTTTATCTACAACACCTAATGAAAATAGCATTTGGCTTATACAAAGTTCAACTTTAGAAGCACAAACTTTTAGAGTTATCACTGTTGAAGAACAAGACGGTATTAACTTTGCAATAACAGCCCTTACTTATGTTGATGGTAAATACAATAATATTGAACAGGGAATAAGTTTACCTCCAAGAAATATTTCGCTTTTAAATGAACCCAAAAATCCTCCAACAGGTGTAAAAGGAGAAGAAAGAATTATTGTTGTAAATGCTTTGGCCGTACCAAAAATAATAGTATCTTGGGTTTCTGTTACAGGTGTCAGTCAATATCTTGTTCAATATAGGTTTAATAATACAAACTGGGTAAGTGAAATTGTTTTTAGGCCAGATTTTGAATTATTAAATACTGAAGCTGGTGCTTATGAGTTTAAAGTTTTTTCATATAATGCAGCATTACAATTATCTGCCACTTCAAATGATGTGGTTGTTAATGCTAGAGGTAAGATAGACCCACCAGGTAATGTTGAAAATTTATCTTTAGAACCTATTACTAATAAATTAGTACGATTAAGGTGGAATAGATCTATTGATGCTGACGTCATACATGGTGGTCGTGTTTATGTAAGGCACAGTAATTTGACTGATGGTAGTGGAAATTTTCAAAATTCAGTTGATCTTGTAACTGCACTACCTGGAAATAGTACTGATGCTATAGTGCCAAGCTTAGACGGAGAATATATTTTAAAATTTCAGGATGACCAAGGAAACTTCAGTACTGAAGAAACCAGTGTCATTCAAGACCTACCTGATCTTGTAGATACTCAGGTGATACTAGAAGATAGAGAGGATTTAGATAATCCACCATTTCAAGGTAATGATACAAATACAAGTTTTAATTCAACAACAACGGCTTTGCAACTTACTAATCCTGCCACAAATGCAACAGGAGAATATGAATTTAAAGACATATTAAATTTACAAGGAGTATTTTCTCTTGATTTAAAAAGAGTTATACGTTCTGTAGGTTTTAGTATAGGAACTGATATAGAAAGTTTAATTCCAAATGATCCTCCAGAATTAGGTGGTCCTGCTGATGGAGGTTGGGATAATTACGCTACTGATGGAAACTTTGATGGAGCAGTAGCTAATGAAGCTAATTGCCAAATACAAGTTGCAACATCACAAACAGGGTCAGGTAGTTTTGGTCCTTTTAATAATTTTGCTAATGGTACATATAAAGGTCATAGATTTAAATTTAGATTACTTTTAATTTCTACAAGTAGTACTCAAAACATGAATGTGCAGCAAGCAGGATATTTTGCAGAGTTTCAATCTAGGACGGAACAAAATTATCAAACAGGAAGTGGCACTTCTACCGCACCACAACAATCGGGTACTTCAGCAAAAACTGTAACATTCGGAACTCCATTTTTTGTAGGTATAAGCACAACTTTAGGAGGTTCAAATGCTTTCTTGCCGAGTGTTGGCATCACAATACAAAATGCTCAAGGCGGTGACTTTTTTACCGTAACAAATGTATCTGGGACGGGATTTACTATTACGATAAAAAATAAAGACACATCAGGTAATGAAACTTTTGTTAATAGGACATTTACATTTCAAGCTGTCGGTTATGGTAAAGGAGTGTAAAATAAAAGAAATTGCTAGTTAAATGAGTCAAGTAGGAGATTACGATATAGCTAATGCTTCGGGAGCTTCTGTAAGAAGTGACCTTAATTTAGTATTTGATGCAGTAAAGACTTGTAACTCAGGACCGAATGACCCTCCCAATCCAACAGATTTTATGTTGTATGGTGATTCAGGTGATAATAAATTAAAAATATATGATGGCTCGCAATTTAGACCCATAGGAGAGGTTAACAAAGATAATCTAGGTCTTTTACCAAGGTCAGGTGGTACGTCTGTTCCTATGACAGGTCAATTAATAGGTGATGATGCTTCTGGTTCTGGCAGTCCAGCTTTTGCCTTTGATAATAATGCTGATACTGGAATGTTTAGATCAGGACCAAACGCTATAGGGTTTTCTACTGCTGGAACGTCAAGAGTTGTTATAAGTAATTCTGGTTTAGATATTACGAATGGATTGCCATTAAGATTGCAAGATTCTAGCGGTGCTCCTTTTGTTGGTTTAAAATCTCCAACCTCAGTAAGTAGTAACATTACTTTTAGCTTACCTGCATCAGATGGTAATGCTGGAGAGTTTTTACAAACTGATGGTTCTGGTAATTTAAGTTTTTCAGCAGCAGGAGGAGCACAGGGAGGTGTACCTTCTGGGGCTGTATTTTGTATGGCAGTAGCTATTGTTCCTTCTGGATATTTAGAATGTAATGGAGCAGCAGTTAGCAGATCTGTTTATCAAGACTTATATGGTATTATTGGTACGCAGTATGGACAAGGTGATGGAGTTAACACATTTAATTTACCTGATCTAAGGGGTGAATTTGTAAGAGGTTTTGATAATGGGCGAGGTATTGATAGCGGTAGAAGTATTAGTGCTACTCCTCAATCAGATCAAAATAAACAGCATAATCACACAGCTTCTTCAAGTGTTAATGATTCAGGTCACGTTCATGGAACAACCTTTGATAATAAAAAATACTTTCCAGGTGGAGGTTCAACAACAATTACCTATGGTGGTGCAGGTAATTACCCAGCCGATACTTTTAGTATGAGCAGTGCAACAACAGGAGTGACAGTTGCGACTTCTATAGGCAATGATGGAGGAGGAGAAACTAGACCTCGCAACATAGCTATGATGTATGTAATAAAGACTTGATTATGTTAATTCGATTTGTGAGGTTCAAACAATGACCGCTAAAACTGCTGTTAAAAACTTTACGATCCAACGTAGAGCAGACTTTCCCATGCGTCTTATATTTAAAGATGCTAATGGTACGGCTGTTAACATTACTGGGTTTACGGTTGCAGCACAGGTTTGGAACGATGATCGTAGTACAAAATTTGCTGATTTTTCTGTCACTTATACCGATAGAGCCAATGGAACAGTGGATTTAAAATTAAGTGATACTGATACTGCTAATTTTTCTGTCAATATACTTAGATATGATGTTTTGTTAACAGATCCCAGTGGAGATAAAATGTATTATTTAGAAGGTACACTATTTGTAAGTCAAGGTTACACAACATGAGTTCATCAAATCCTATAACCATTGTAGAAATTGTTACTCAAGGACCGCAGGGGCCAGCAGGTGCAGACGGAGCACAGGGGCCACAGGGAGAAGGTTCTGCAACAGTAGCTATAGGTACAGTAACCACAGGAAACGCTGGTTCTTCTGCGACAGTTACTAATAGCGGTACTACAACAGCATCTATATTAAATTTTACGATTCCTAGAGGTGATACTGGAAATACTGGAAGTCAGGGAATACAAGGTGTTGCTGGAAATGACGGATCTGACGGTGCTGCTGCAACAGTATCAGTGGGTTCTACTACAACTGGAAATGCTGGAACTAATGCGTCAGTAACAAACTCTGGAACGTCTAATGCAGCAACTTTAAACTTTACAATTCCTAGAGGTGATACGGGAGCTACTGGTGCTGCTGGTAATGACGGAACTTCTGCGACTATTGCTGTTGGGACAGTTACTACTGGTGCTGCTGGTTCAAGTGCTACTATCACTAATTCAGGATCATCAAGTGCTGCAACATTTGATTTCGTAATACCAAAAGGTGATACAGGGCCACAAGGTCCAGCAGGAGATGATGGTGCAGACGGAGCGATCAGTGATGGAGACAAGGGAGATATTGTTGTAAGCAACTCTGGTTCGACTTTTACTATTGATGATGATGTTGTTACGGCTGCTAAATTGGCTGATACTTCTGTTACTCCTGGTAGTTATACAAACACAAATATTACAGTTGATGCACAGGGAAGGATAACAAATGCTTCATCTGGTTCTGCTGGTGGAGTTACTTCAGTTACAGGCACAACTCCTATAGTCTCTTCTGGTGGTGCAACTCCAGCTATAAGTATTTCCGCAGCTACAACATCTGCTGCTGGTTCTATGTCAGCCAGTGATAAAAGTAAACTAGATGGAATTGAAGCTTCTGCCACTGCTGATCAAACTGACGCAGAGATTAAGACTGCCTACGAAAACAACTCAGATACTAACGCTTTCACTGATGC